CAACAGCAATCTCAGGTTCAACATTTAGTGGTTCATTTGTAGGTGATGGTTCTCAATTAACAAATTTACCATCCACTTTCCCATTCACAGGAGATGCTCAAATAACAGGATCATTATTAGTTTCAGGTTCTAGTGTAGAGTTTAAAGCATCAGGAGGAACTGTTTTTAGTATAGCAGAAACAGGTTCATTTACATTAGGAGAAGGAGCAACTAATTCTTCAGATACTAATGTTGTTATAGGTAGAAATGCAATTGCCGCGGGAGCTTTCAACATAGCAATGGGTAATGCTGCTGATAATGATGGTCAAAGTTATAATATAGCAATTGGATCAGGTGCAAATACTACAAATACTTCATATGGTATAGCAATTGGAGGAAGTACATATGCTAAAGAGAGTACTATAGCCATAGGACATTCCTCCACGGGAGGTACAGGTACTGTAGCTATAGGATATGATGCGGGTTCTGATGCAGGAGATTACAATGTATTATTAGGTTATGCAGCGGGGAAATCAACAACAGGAGATAATAATATTATTATAGGATCTGGTAGTTTAGGTGCAGCTTCTATGGCAAACCAACTTAGAATTGGAAATGGAGATAATCATATAATTTCTGGTTCATTAGAAACAGGAGAGCTATTATTAAAAACTGTTACACTTTCAGGCTCACTTTTAAATACAGGTACAGTTTCTATATCTAATACAGATTCACCTTACACATTAACAGGAACACAACAATTTGTATTAATAGACCCTTCAGGAGGAGATGTTACAATAAACATGCCAGATGCAGCTACATACCCAGGTAGAGAAATTAAATTTAAATTAACACAAGCCGCAGGAGCAAATACAGTTACTCTTCAAAGACAAGGGGCTGATACAATAGATGGAGCCACAACATACACAGATTTAGACATACAATATGAATCAATTTCCACTGTTAGTAATGGTAGTGATGGTTGGTTTATCTTCTAATATTTATAACAAATGTATCATCCAAATCAAATAAAAGAAGAAACTCAAGTAATTTTCCAAGATAGGTCTATAGACTTTAGAGTTTTAGACAAACAAAACTCAGACCATAAAAATAAATTTAATGGTAATGAAAAACATTTAGCTGGTCTTTTAAAATTAAAACCTGGTAAAGTATGTCATATTAGATTATATACCTCAACAGCGGGTATAAAAATAGATGGATATGAATTAGAAGAAGTAAACCAAAATTTTCTAGCTGGTAACACTCAATTTGTAATACTAGAAAACTCAGGAAAATTCTCAGCGGGAAATGTAAATTATCTTACATTTGAATGTATAGAAATCACCAACCAATTAGGAAATTCTACTCAAGAAATAAAAGTAAGAATAAATGTATTACAAGAAAAAGCTATGGGTTATACATCAGGTATGACAGATTGGACATCAAATACATACTACAATTTAGAAGATGATATTATAGGACCTGATAAAAGATTATATAATTGTATAGAAGAACATACATCTACATCAGAATTTGATGATACTAAATGGGAAAGACAAGGTGACTTAGATGAAGGAGATTTAGCAGATTTTGAAGCAGGTTTATTAGGTTTATTTGATGATGATTAACATTCTACCATAAAATTCTAAATATTTTATTAATATAGAATACAAAACTTGTTTTTAATTTTTTTAACTTTTTTTGCATCTTTCTTATATTTTTTCATATTTATAATCGTACATAAATTATAAAGTACATTCAATTAAGTTACACATTTCTGTGTAACTAGTTTCCACATTAAGTTACATATTTTTAATAATAATAATAATTTAAATTAACTAATAATGATTAACATTTTAAAAGAAATCGGTACTTCCGTAAGAGAGCTCAATGATACAATCACAGCTGAAAAACAAGCAGATAGAGATGCTCTTACAGCTCTAATAGGTGAAAAAGTAAGTGAAAATGATGATAGCGCTGTTGCACAGTATCAAGCATTCATTAATAAAATAACTGCTGATGAAAGTGCTCATGGAGCAGAAATGGTAGATTTTATCGTTCAAGCTAAAGCAAATTTACACTCAGTAATAGTAGATGACGCTGATACTGGTCTTATAGCTATAGCAAATGCATTTGTTGCAGCTGATGAAGAATTAGATTCAGCATTAGAGACTTCTCAAGTAGCAAAAGTATCAAGATGGGAAACAAGAATCGCTTTAGAAGGAAACTATGAAAGTTTCCTAGGAGGATGGGACTCATATGTAGGATAATCCAAATAAAATAATTAATAACAATAAAAAATATACAAAATGCCAGCAAATGACCAAATAATAGCACTAATAGCAGAAAGAATTAGTAGCCATGCTCAAGAAGACAAAGCAGCACATAAAGCAGACGTAGCTGAAAAAGAAAGAATATATACAGAGACTTTCGCTCAATTAGATGCAGAACACACAGCAAATATGGTTGCATTAGATGGAAACTATACATCACTGTCAACATTTAAATACCAACAACATATGACTGACCTAGAAGGAGGATATAATAGTGTTCTACAAGACTTACAAGTTGCAAGTGACGGTTTACCAGTTTCCTCTCTTAAAGAAGCAGGTGATGCTATTTCAGCATATAATGAAAAATATAATTCTGATTTAGCAGCTGCAATAAGTACTGCAGATGCTAGATATGATGCATATGTAACTAAAGTAGGAGAATTATCTGATTTTACAGAAGGATTCACAGGAGCATAAGAAATAAAATATAAACAATTAAAAAAATAATAAAATGAGCATATTACAAGAAATAGGATTAGCAGTCCGTACTAAATTTGAATTTAACAAACAATCAGATGATAAAAAAATGTGGGAAGTTGGAGAAAATTTTAATAATCAAACAAATGTTTATCTTCCTGGAGAATATAGTGAAGATGTATCATTGATAAATGAGGAGATGAACAAATCATTTGAAACAATGGACAAAGCATTTGGTAAATACTCAGCTGCTTTAGTAACTGAAGGAGAGAACATTAAAAATTTATTATCAGATGATAATATTTTCAATGTATTTAAAGAATTGGATGAAAAACTTGCTGAAGAAGGTGCAGAATTAAATGCTTCAATTGCAGATTACAATGAAGAATTATCTACAATAGCAGCAGAAAGAGAAGCACATTTTGGATTTGATGATGCTACAGTAATAGCAGCATTGGAACAAATTACAGAAGCTTACGCATAATCATAACTAACATATAATTAAATTATAGTTTTTTAACTATATAATAATTAAATAGGGGAACTTTGGTTCCCCTTTTTTTTTTCATTTTTTTTATCATATTTATACCATATTAATGTTTTTACCAAACAGGTCATATGAGTATATTATCAGAGTTGGGATATTTTTTAGCGCAAAGATTCAGCGAATTAAAAACTGAAATAGATGCTAAATTAGAACCAACCATAGAACAAGACATAGAAATAACAGATTCAACTAAAGGGATTATCCTAAATTCTCCTTCAGGAAAAAGGTATAGGGTTACTATAGATGATGATGGTGACTTTATTAAGGAAGAGATAATCATTTATAATCCAACCCCAATATCTAATAATTACTCTATGGTTTTTAACGGTAATGATACTGTTTTTAATTTAGGACCATCTTTAGAAGGAACAGGATCACAATCAGTTTCATTTTGGATAAAAAGAGACTCTGAATCTCAAAGTAATGATGGTGGTATTTTAACAATAGTACCAAATGAATCAACATCAGATTACATAAGCATATCACTATGGGAAGATACAATTCAATCTTCAATTGCAAATAATGATAATGTTAAAGGATCAACTTCACTTTCATTAGATACTTGGTATCATATAGTTGTAATAAAAGATGGAACACCTTCTACAACAGCAATATATGTGAATGGAGAAGAAGAAACTTTATCTACTAATGGAACCTGGAAAGGAAATATTGATACTCCTCAAGCTAAAATAGGAGAAACATCATATAGTGGAGTTAATTATAATTTTACAGGACTAATAGATGAAGTAGCAATATTTGACCATGCTTTAGAATCATCCATTATTGGAACTATATATAGTGGAAGTTTACCAATAGGTACATCCCAATCATTAGATTTAAATACATTACCTACATCACCAACATCATGGTATAGGATGGGAGATTAAAAGAGTAGCTTTGGGGGGATTTATTTTTCAAATAAAAAAGATAATATACTCACCTCCCTTAGCTCCTTTTAAAAATAATTTGATTTTCCTTAAATTTTTATATATTTTAACATAAACATTTAATATTTATAATCATGGAAAAAACAGTTTTATCACAAGAAGAGCTAGATAATTTAGCTTCGTTACAAAAACAACAAAACGATTTCGTACTTCAATTGGGACAAATAGAATACCAAATAAGTACCTTAGAAAAGTTTAAACAAAACTTAAAACAGAACATAGAGAGTTTTGAAAGCAAGCAGACAGAAGTAGGCAACCAACTTAAACAAAAATATGGTGAAGGAACCATAAATTTAGAGAGTGGTGAATTTATTAAATCTTAACTGCACTTTTAAGAACCTCTACAATATTTATAAACAAAATTAATTTTGTAGAAAATGGCAGAAGTATTATTATCACCAGGTGTATTAGCTAACGAGAATGACAATTCATTCCTTCAAGCACAACCTATACAAGCTGGCGCAGCTATATTAGGTCCAACAGTTAAAGGTCCAGTAGGCATCCCAACATTAGTTACTACATATAGTGACTACCAAAACAGATTCGGAGCTGTAGTAGAAAGTGGAAGTGCAGAATACACTTACTTCACTTCAATAGCAGCATATAATTATTTTCAACAAGGAGGTGATTCATTATTAGTAACTAGAGTAGTTAGCGGTTCTTACACTAGTGCAACTAGTTCTAATATTGCAAATTCAGACATAGCATCAGCAGGAGTTCCAGCATCTGCATCCTTTACATATGCCTCAGCAATCTCAGCATCAGATCAAGGTATTGGAGTAAATTTAGGAACTTCTACTATATATTTTATATCAGGTTCTGGAGGTGATTTTCCAGGAGTTAATATATATGGTTATAATGGAGGAATAAATGGATTAGTACAAGAAATTAACGCTAGTGCCTCAGTATATTTTTCAGCATCAACATCTGGGGGTGATGTTCACATAACTTCATCATATACAGGAACCAACGCTGCAGATTCAAATTCATGGATATTAAGTTCTGGATCTATATATGATGCTTTAGCAGGTACTATGGGTAGTATAGTGACTTTCACAGGTGGCGTAAATGGAACTAATGATACAGCATTTACTTTAGAAACACTTTCAGAAGGAGCTGATCAGAATAGCTCAGGTACTCAAGGTGCTTCAGGTGATTTAGCTAATGGTACAAGAGATAATGTAAGATGGGAAATTGTTTCTCCAAACACAGCATCAGGTACATTTAGTTTATTAATTAGAAGAGGTGATGATATTACAACTTCTAAAACAGTATTAGAGACTTGGCCTAATTTATCATTAGATCCAAATGCTACAAACTATATTGAAAAAGTAATAGGAAATTCAAAACAAACAGTTACATCTGACAATGGTCAGTATTATGTTAAAAATGAAGGAACTTATAATACATTAAGTAGATACGTAAGAGTAAAATCAGTAGCATCAAAAACATTAAATTATTTTGATAACGCAGGGAATGCAAAATCACAATATACATCATCAATCCCAGTAGCTGCATCAGGTACAATGGGAGCTGCTGAAGGTACTCCATTTGCTACAACAGCCGGAAATTTCTATGAAAATATAGGAACAGTTACTCAAGGATTAGTAGCAGATAATTATACAACTTCACTTAATTTATTAGCTAATCAAGATGAATACCAATATAATTTAATAGTAGCACCAGGTTTAACAAAACAAAGCCACTCAGCTCCATTAACTACAATGGTAGATACTTCTCAACAAAGAGGAGATAATTTATCTATAATAGATTTAAGAAATTACAACTCAGAAATTAATGCGGTAGTAAGTGCAGCATCATCAGTAGATTCTTCATACGCAGCAACATATTGGCCATGGGTTCAAACAATTGATCCAGATTTAGGATCTCAAGTTTGGGTACCAGCTTCATGTATGATGCCAGGTGTATTTGCCTTTAATGATAGAGCAGGAGAAGCTTGGTTTGCACCAGCAGGTCTAAACAGAGGTGGAATGTCAACTGTGTTAAGAGCAGAAAGAAAATTAACAAATGGTAATAGAGATACTTTATACCAAGCTAATGTAAATCCAATTGCTACATTCCCTAATGCAGGTGTAGTAGTATTTGGTCAGAAAACATTACAAACAGCAGCATCAGCATTAGATAGAGTAAATGTTAGAAGATTATTAATTGAATTAAAATCATACATTTCTCAAATCGCTGATAACTTAGTATTTGAACAAAACACAATAGCAACAAGAAATAACTTCTTAACACAAGTTAACCCATATTTAGCAAGTGTTCAACAAAGACAAGGATTATATGCTTTTAAAGTTGTAATGGATGATTCAAATAACACACCAGATGTTATTGATAGAAACCAAATGATAGGTCAAATTTATATTCAACCAACTAAAACAGCTGAATTTATCTACCTAGATTTTAACATATTACCAACTGGAGCAACTTTCCCAGCATAAAAATTAAGAAATCAAATATTTATAATTGAAAATAAATTAAAACACAATGTCAGTACTAGATCCTAACGAAATATTCTTCACCGCGTTTGAACCGAAGCAAGCTAACAGATTCATCCTTTATATGGATGGTATACCAAGCTTTATTATTAAGGGGATAAGCGCAATTTCATTAACACAAGGTGAAGTTATATTAAACCACATCAACATCCTTAGAAAAGTTAAGGGTAAATCAGTATGGAATGATGTTACCATGACTTTATTTGATCCAATTACTCCATCAGGTGCTCAAGCCGTTATGGAATGGGTTCGTTTAGGACATGAATCAGTAACAGGTAGAGATGGTTATTCAGATTTTTATAAAAAAGATCTTACAGTAAATGTATTAGGACCTGTAGGTGATATCGTTTCAGAATGGATACTAAAAGGAGCATTTATTAAAGAAGCTACTTTCGGTGATTACAACTGGGATACAGAAAATGAAGCTAAACAAATCGAATTAACATTAGGATTAGATTACGCAGTACTGAATTTCTAAAATAAAAGAAACAAATATTTCTAGAGAGGGAGCTTGGTTTTCAAGCTCCCTTTTTGTATCTATATTTATACACATGGAATATAAATCAACAGAAGAACAAAAAGCAAAAGATAAAGAATATTATCAAAAAAATAAATCTAAAAAATCAAAATACTCTAAAGCATATAGAGCAACTAGACAAGAAAAGAATAAATCATACCAAAAGGAATATTATCAAAAAAATAAAAAAAGAATCAATGAGTATAAAAAAAATTTCTTTGAAAACAATCCTGAGAAGAAAATGACTCAAAAACAAAGAACACAAATATCTAAGGAAATAAAAAAAGGAATAAACTTTATGATATCTACAATTAAACACTTAGATTGCACCTTTAGTCAATACTCAGAATATTTAGAAAGTAAATTTGATGAAAATATGAGTTGGGAAAATTATGGGGAGTATTGGGAAATTGATCATATTATTCCTTTAAATAAAGGAGGGTCATTTCATTACACTAATACACAACCCTTAAGTGTAGAAGAAAACAGAAAAAAAAAGGATAGTTTGGTTTAGTCAAACTTCTTTTTTATATTCATATTTATATTAAACAAGTTATTAATAAATAAAAGATTATGGCAGATTTTAAGTTACCTACTGAAATGGTAGAACTTCCATCTAAAGGTTTAATTTATCCTGAAGATAACCCATTATCAAGTGGGAAAATAGAAATGAAATATATGACCGCAAAGGAAGAAGATATCCTTTCAAACCAATCATATATTGAAAAAGGAATAGTAATAGACAAATTACTCCAATCACTAATAATATCAGATATTAATTATAATGATTTAATCATAGGTGATAAAAACGCAGTTATGGTAGCTGCACGTATTTTAGGATACGGTAAAAATTATGATTTCATTTATGATGGAGAAGAAATATCAGTGGATTTAACTACTTTAGATAATAAAAAATTGAATGAAATTGAATTTACAAAGGGTATAAATAATTTTAATTTTACATTACCTTCAACAGATACTGAAATTACATTTAAAATTCTAACTCATAAAGATGAACAAAATATCAATAGAGAATTAGAGGGTTTAAAGAAATTATCAAAAGAAAATTCATCCACAGTTTCTACAAGATTGAAACATATAATAACATCTGTAGGGGGAGATTCTGAGCCTAAATCAATACGGGAATTTGTTGACAAATATATGTTAGCTCAAGATTCAAGAGCGTTAAGAAATCATATACAAAAATTCCAACCAGACATAGATCTGACTTTTTTTCCCTCAACTAGAGAAAATAGAGAACCCCTCCCAATTGGTCTCAACTTTTTTTGGCCTGACTTCTAAAGAGGTTCCTAAATTTAGAAGGAGTTTATTTAAACAAATTCATGAAATAATATTTCATGGTAATGGAGGATACAATTGGGAAACAGTTTATAACATGCCTATATGGTTAAGAAAATTTACTTTTCATGAAATAAATGAATTTTACAAAAAAGAAAATGAACAACATGAAAAGGCTCAATCTAAAAACAGTAACCAAAGAACTGCCATTCCTAAGAATGGTAAAGTTTCTCCACCTAACTTTAAAGTTCCATCGAAATCTTCATATAAGTAGATATTTATAACAAATATACTATAGATGGCACAATTATCCGATGATTTAGGTAATAGTAAACAAATCCTAGAAGAAATAAACAAATCCTCAGTAGAGTTCCAATCTACTTTAAATGCTATCCAACAAGCATTAAAGGGTGTTGCTAAGGAAGAAAAAGATATAGCTGACTTAGTTGAAGTAGCTGAATCAAATGCTAAGAAGTTAAATAGAAGTGCTGAATATTTAGCAAATATAAAATCTAAAGATCTTAAAAATGATAAAAAAGCTCAATCCGCCAAATTAAGATTTGAAGGTTTATTAGCAAAAAACAAAGCAGTTCAAGCTACATTAAACGATAGAATAGCTAATGCCTCCAAATCAGAAGCTGTAGCTATTGCTAAGGTTAATGGTTTAATGAGTGATGTAGAAGAAAAATCTAAAGAAGTATCTGATAATTTTAATGAAGTAACAAAATCTACAGATAAAATTAACAAAAGAGGTAAAGGATTTGAAAATATAGCAACAGCTTTAAATACAATACCTGGAATAGGCCCTGTAGTAGGAAAAGCTTTTAATAACGCAGCGGCAGCAGCAAGAAAATCAGCAGAATCAGGAGATAGTTTTGCTATGTCTATGGCTAAAGGTGCAACTGAATTAGTCACATTAAAAGGAATATTTACATTATTAACAGCATCATTATTTGCAGCTGATAAAAGAACGACAGAATTAGCTAAATCCTTACAAATATCTAAAGATGAGGCAAGAGAAATAAACAAGGAATTCATAGAAATATCTATGAATAGCGGAAAAGCTTATTTAAATCAAAAGAGCCTAATAGAAGCAACAATTGAATTATCTAACCATTTAGGGGTAGCTAATAAGTTAAATAGTGATATAACAAAAACCCAATCTTTTCTTACCAAACAGATGGGCTTATCAGCTTCAGAAGCTGGCAAATTAGCTGAAAATCAAATCTTCACAGGTAAATCTGCTAAAAAAGCAAAAGAGGAAATAGCTAAGCAAGCTGCTCAACTTCAAAAAGAGACAGGTATAGCAGTTAATCTAAATGAGGTATTTGCAGAGGTAGCAAAAGCAAATGCAGGTTTACAAGCTGCTTATGGTTTTAACAATAAATTAATAGCCAAACAGGTTGTTAATATGAAAGAATTAGGTTTAACTTTAGACCAAGCGGGTAAAATGGCTTCTCAATTGTTAGATTTTGAACAATCCATTTCAAAAGAATTAGAGGCAGAACTACTAACAGGTAAAGATCTAAATTTAGAAAAAGCAAGGTTATTAGCTTTACAAGGCAAAAATACAGAGGCAGCAGCAGAATTAGCTAAACAAGTAGGAGGAACAGCTGAACTTTCTAGAATGAATGTCATTCAACAAGAAGCCTTAGCATCTGCTATGGGGATGGAAAGAAATGAATTAATTCAATCAGTTCAAAAAAGAGAAATTTTAGCAAGATTAGGAGCAACAAGTATAGAACAATTAAAAGAACGAGGTGAATTAGATAAACTTAATAGTAGTGAGTTAGGAAAACAGTTATTAGCACAATACGAGCAAGAATCAGCAGCAGCAAAATTTGAATCAGCAGTAATTAAAATTCAAGAAGCTATAGGAAGCATGATGGAAGGTCCTTTTGGAACTTTTATAGATGGTTTAGCAAATGCTGTAAGTAGTGCAGGCACAATGAAAACAATCATGTATAGTTTAGGTGCTATGAGTTTAGGAAGAATGATAGCCCAATTAGGAACAATGGTAGCCCTTAACTCAGCAAGTGCTGCGGCAGCAATGACTACAGCAGGTGCACTCACCTTAGGTATAGGTTTGATTGCAATAGTAGCAGCAGTAGGGTCAGCAATGTCTTCAATGGAATCGCAAGCACAATCATCAGCTATGAATATGAGAAATGTAAATGATATGGGTTTAACAGGAAATGGTCATCTAATTGTATCAAATAAAGGAGATATGTATCGAACATCTGGAGATGATACCATAACAGCCTCAGCACCAATGCCTGGAAGAACAAAACCAGAAATAGAAGGAAAATTTGATAAATTAATAGCTTTATTTGAAAAAGGAAATAAAAACACTGAGGCCATAGCTAAAAAAGATACTAATTTAACTGTCAATGCTATACCTGGGGTTGCTTATGAACAACAACAGTTAAATAACCAACAAGTTTTTAACACATCAGTTTCATAACTTTAACATATTTATAACAAACATCAAAATAACAATATTATGGGATTATTAGACAAATTAACTACAGGTACAGGTTCACCATTATCTAAAGCTAATGGAGCAACACCTCCAACACCAATAGGAGCAACTCAACAATCAAAATTACAAGATACTTATTCTATCAATGGTACACCACACATACCCAAAAAACCACAACCATCGACATTAGATTTAAACGGAAAAAAACCAACTAATGCTTATGATTCAACTGCACCAGTTGAGGGGATAGGAAATATATAATATAATTTTAAATGGGTTCTTTACTAGATTTAACAACTGATCTTAAGTCTCTTAAGTTTGGTTCTGCTCCATCCTCAGATAGACCAGGTGGTGGAAATAGTGGACAACCATTCACTACAACACCAATTCCAGGAACATTAGACCCAATTCCAGGAAATTTTATATCAACCGAAGATTTTTTATTAAGAGGTGGAGTTAACGGTCCTAAAGACACAGCTACAGATTTATTAAGGTTATCTAAATTTTTTAATGATAAAAACTCACCAAGAGGAAATTTATTTGTAGTTAAACAAAATTTACTATCTAGAATATCTGTTAGAACACAAGCTAGTGGGGTAGGATTAAATGAAGGTGTTTATACTCCATTAACTACTTTAGCACAAGCTGGTATAAATCTAGAAGGTGGACATATTCCAAAACAAGGCTTAATACCATTTAGAGGACCTAATACTTATTTAGATGCTATTGGAGAACAAATTAAAGAAAATCAAGGTTTTATAAATGCTAGTGGGATAGGTACTTTAGATATAGGAAATATTATTAATAATGAAGATGAATTTTATTATTTAAATGAATTTTCAACTGCTGTAAATCAAAGCCAACAAATACCTAATAATAGATTAATTCAATTAAATGAAGTAAAAAGAAACCAATCTCCATGGTCAAAAAATTATAAAAAAGATAACCAAATTTCCCAATTAGACTCAGAAATTTTATCATATGGTGGTGGTCCTAATTCATTAGCAGGAATAGGAGGAACTAATATTAAAATAGGTACAAATCCTTTAGGTGTTCCTATCACAACAGGAAATAGTAATTTTAAATTATACAATGGTAATATAGGCTTCCCATCAGGAGTTCAAATTCCAGAATCAAATAAACCTTATGTTATATTTAAAAATCATACCCTTCAAGATTTTAGAAGAGAAAAATTAAAGGATGCAAATGGGGTATCTACTGTAATGGGTCTAGCTCCAAATTATAACCCAGCAGAAAATAAAACAATAGATGGTCCTAAATCTTCAAGAATTAATTATACATCACCAGGACAAAGAGGAAATGTTATAGATTACTCTCAAGGTAAATTAGATAGTGCTGGTAACTCTATAGGAGCAGTTGATAGAATAAATGCATTACCTATATATAAAACTACAGCTAATGGTTTATCAAATTCAATAGCTGAAAATGATTTAGTTAAATTTAGAATAGGGGCAATAAATAATTCAAATCCTGAAGAAAAAGATTATATAAATTTTAGAGCATTTATAGATTCATTCTCTGATTCATATAATGCCGCTTGGAACTCTCAAAAGTATATGGGAAGGGGTGAAAACTTTTACAAATACGATAGTTTTACCAGAGATATTAATTTATCTTTCACAGTAGCTGCTCAATCAAGAGAGGAAATGATGATAATGTATAGAAAATTAAATTTTTTAGTTTCAAATTTAGCACCTGATTATACAGATGCTGGATATATGGCTGGGCCCTTAGTCCAACTAACATTAGGAGGATGGTGTTATGAACTACCAGGTTTTATAAAATCAATAACATTAGATGTTCCACAAGAATCTCCATGGGAGATAGGAATACCAAATCTTGATAGAGATAGTGGTGATGTGGGTGGAATTAAATTTAGAGACCCTAGTGTTAAAGAAATGCCTATGATATGTAAAGTAACAGGATTTACATTCACACCAATTCATAGATTTAGACCAGCTAAACAAAAATTAAATAATGGTACTGGAGGGATGGATGAAAGTAAAGCAGCAACATTGCAAGATGAAAATATATATGGCCCTGAAAGATATTTATCTTTAGCTAATGGTGGGGATAAAACCAATATAGATTATGATTCATATAATAAAGATTAATGCCACGTTATAATAACATACCAATAATAAAATCTCCAGATGGGAAAAGAATGTATAGAAATGTTCGTTATCCTGAGATTCCAAGATCATCTACAGACATATATGTTTATACAACAATAGGGGATAGGTTTGATACTTTGGCACAACAATATTATCAAGATTCTTCACTTTGGTGGATTATCTCAATAGCAAATGGTGCATTAAAACAAAATTCATTAACACCTGAAGTAGGTTCTCAAATTAGAATACCACCTAATCCAACACCTATTCTAGCTGAATATGAAGTTATAAATAGATAATGAGTTATGGGAAATATAATAGGAGAACCATTTGAGGATTATGTAGATCTCCAGATCGACAAAAGACAAAAACTTCATGGTAAAATAGAACGTACAGCTGAAGAAATTACTTATCTTAATTCTACATTAGCATGGGTTAAATTAGCCTCTGGGGTATCTTTAACTCAAGAAAGACTAAATTTACTTAAAAATCAATACAAAAGTTCTATAGTCAATAATACATCACCAGGAAAAGAATTAGCATTAAATAATGTTTTATTTAACGGAATTAATAAAGCTGGTTCTGAAGATAATCAAAGAACAGGGTATAATAACATTAATGGAACTTATAGTAATGATCCTTCATTAGGTGGAACTGAATTTGGTATAGTTCCAATGCCTGGGATTGTTAGTATAGATAGTCAAGATTTAAATAGAGGTTCTATTAAAAAATCAAGAGTTAAATTAAAAGCCTATAATAGGCAACAATTTGATATCATAGATGTTTTATACCTAAGACTAGGCCATACAGTATTATTAGAATTTGGAAATAGTCATTTTTGGGATTCTGGAGAAAACATCAAACCTGGAAGTGATACTTTAACCCCAATGTCCCCTACTTTAATTGATACTGATTTCTTTAAAAAAGATGATAATTATTATGAACTTTTAGAAAAAATAGAGGATAAAAGAAGAGAAAATCGAGGAAATTATGATGGTATATTGGGTACAATATCTAATTTTTCATGGACGTTTGCAGCAGACGGAACTTATGATATTGATCTAGATATTATGAGTATTGGTAGTGTAATAGAATCATTAAAAATAAATTTACCACCACTTAAACAAATAGGTAATGAATTAGAGTATGCTGATAGGCAAGCAGTATTAGCACAATTTAGGAATAAAGAAATCGATAATATAGATAACTTTTATATATTATACCCTGAATTTAAAACTAGATTAAGAGATTGGTGGGATAAAAGTATAAGTGGTAATGAACAAACAACAACTTATACAGTAGCATCTACTACTAATCAGGCTTTAAATGCTATACTGACAGATGTAGAATACACAGGCACACCTAATGACTCATCAGGAAGATTAAGTGTGACTGGAGTAGGAAGATCAGAAGAACAAGAGTTATTAGCCCAAGAAAATATAAATAAATATAAAAATCCTGCTATCAAATTTGCCATTATAACAATGTTTCAAGGGGTATTTGGAGGCTCAAATAAATACCAAAAAGACTTAGATGGTAATATAATGAATCCTTACGCAAATGAAGGGTTCTCAATAAAAGATTTAAACAACCCAGCTTTTAAATTAGATGATGGTTCTATCCCACCTGATATAAAATTACAAGGTATTTTTTCAAAAAGGAGAAGAACTGATATTCCATCTCTTCAATATATATATGGTTCTAATAAAGATATATTTTCTAATTATAACGATACCTATGGGTTATATTCTCCAATAGAAGCATTCGCTTCAAAAAGAAAATTAAAGGAATTCTCAGAATATGCTTTTACAAATAATCCTGAGGATGAAATTTATGACCCAAACAAATTAACAAATTCATTATCAGACCCAGCTTTTGAATCAAATTATGATAAAATAAGAGCGCAAAAAGTGTTATTTAATAACTTATATGGTGGTTTTGAAGTGTTTGAACAATTAGTTTTTACATACTTTAAAAAAGTAAATGCTGCAGGAGGTGCAAATGATAACCAATTCTCAGATGATCCTACTTTTTCATCATATGCTGTAGAATTAGAATACGAAAAAAACAAAGATAGAATTCATTCTTGGTTCTACAGAGTTAGAAAATACTACACAGGTATTACAGAAGCATCAGCAGATTTATATGAACAAACAGATTTTAATAATGATCCTATAAAACAACAATCCCCAGGAGAAGTATTTGGCCCAATACAAGTAAATGGTCCTACACTTCCTTTAAAAATAGGAAAAATTTTAAATCCTTATGATGTAACAACTAAAAAAATGGATCCTGAGATAACAGCAGGTTTAAATGCTCAACAGGCCTCAAGTCTTACTTCTGAATGGAGAAAAGGTATAATTAAAAATTGGAATAAGCTTGTTGGTTTTCCCCACTACAATAAAATAAATACTTCTTCAAAACTAAGTACTGTTGATTTTTTTGTTCTAGATAAATTTAAAAAATCAGTAGGTGGTTCTGGTGAATTTAATTTAGATGGAACTGGGAGATATAAATTTTTTGTCAAATTCAAAGTTTTTTTAGATTTTATTGAAGAAGCTATAATACCTACTATTTTACCATCTAATAAATCTACAAGTAAAGTTCCATTATTAAAGATAGATACAGATACTAATTCAAATATTTGTTATGCTATTGATACTATGATTTCTTCAAACATAAAATCTTGTATTATTAGAAATGATGAATTTCTTAATATTAGAGGTCAAAATATTGGAACAAATAAAATGTTTGAAGGAATAGATTACTTTATAGGCTATAGTAGTGATGGAAAATTTAAATATGGTAGACCTATGAATGTATATTTAAATTTTGAATTTATTCAATCTTTACTACAGAAACTATCAGGAAAAACAGGTGAGACTGTTTTATTTGATTTCTTAAAAAATATATGTGATGAAATAAATTTATGTTTAGGAAATGTAAATAATCTAGAACCTGTTATAGATCATACCACCAATACTATAAAAATAATAGATCAAACTCCAATACCAGGTATAAAAGAAATAGCAAGTTCACTATTAAATGATTTTAAAAATAAAGTTTACCCTAATTTTACTCCCTCAGAACCAACAACATTAGAAATATATGGTTATAATCCAAAAAATAACACATCAAATTTTATCCATAATATAGGGTTGAATACAACTATTAGTAAAAATTACGCTTCTATGATTACTATAGGGGCAACAGCAAATGGATCAATCCCAGGAATAGAAGCAACTGCTTTCTCAAGATGGAATGAAGGAATTGAAGATAGAATAAAACCAGAATTAGTGGATGGTGGTGTGAGTGCTTACAATTATGCTTCTTTAAAATCTCAAAATGAACTAGTGATTAAAAGATACCAAAGTTTTATTAGATATAGTAGTGAAGAGGATCAATTTAAAACTTTAGGATTATCAAAAGATGGTAGTTTTAATGAAATTTATGAAAAAAACAACCCTGCAATCATTAGTGATTATTTTAATTACGCACAAGCAGAATCTTCAAAAACAGGATCATTAGAAAGTTCAGTAGGATTTCTACCTTTTAACCTTAAAATTGATATGGAAGGGATAAGTGGTATAAAAATTTATAATAGATTAAATGTAGACACTAGATTTTTACCCTCAAACTACCCAGAGACTCTAGACTTTATAATTACTAAAGTTAACCATAAATTATCTAATAATAAATGGGAAACATCTTTAGAGACACAAGCTACAAAAATTATTGATGATAAAAAAGATGGAGCAAACATAAATACATCTAAATTGTTAGAACTACCAGTATCACAAAAAATACTATCTGAATCATATACTCCTGAGTTTAAAAATGGAAACCAACCTAGTTATTTTATTAATAATGACACAAATGGTCACTTACAGAATATCCCGGGCCCAAAACGTGGAAAAATAACAGTAGACCAAATAGTAGGATGTTTACATCCTCAAATAGAAGAAAGATATAGAAAATTTTTAAATAGGTTAGTGAATGAAACTACAGGATATGGATATAAAGTTAATGCTACTTTTAGATCATTTACAAGATCATCTCAATTTTATAGAAAACAACTTAATCCTAAATATACATCATCACCAGCTAGAAGTACAGCATACCCTGGAAGTTCAAATCATAATCTAGGTATAGCTATAGATATGACTGTAATTGATTTAGAAACTGGAACTACATATGGTTTAAAAAGTTCAAGAGAAAAATGGGAAAAACTTCCATTAGTAAAAATAGCATTAGAAGAAAAAATGAGTTGGGGTGGAACTTATTCAACTGGATATGACCCAGTTCACTTTAATCCATCTGAAGTAGATTTTAATAAAATTCGTAGTAGTCTTTATAGTGCTTTTGGATCTAATGTATCAAAATTTAAAGGTATAAAAAACCAAAAACAATCAAAGAATGCTTTAGATTTTGATTTGAAAGTTTTAGAAACAGGAGGATTAAATACTTCTAGCTATTACGATGAAAGTAAAAGTGGTATTAATGATGATTATAATAAAAGATGGTATAATCCAAATACTCTAGTAGATATAAGAAGAATTATTTATAGTAAAGTTAACATATTATAATAGAAATGTATTTCCCAAAAAATAAAATAAAAACAGGTTTAAATAGTAATGGAGATTTAGTCTATAAGGATTCTAAAATTCCTTATTATGGTATATATTTTGAAACCTATAGTGGAAAATATTATGCGGGTGAAACACCAAATTATGCTAATTTAGTAGAATTAATACTATCAGATGATCTTCAATCTGAAAAAAACCAAAAAGAAAACCCAAATCAAGATTTATATACTCAAGATCTTAGATTTGGTAGTGTTAGTAAATCTACTTATTCAAAACAAATAAACACTCCTCAAGATTCACCAATTCAATTACCACCTACTTATTCTACAACTTCACCAACACCTCAAGATATTGTAAATGGATCATATGTTAAATATTTTGCTAAAAAAACCAATGAATTCATTTATATAGAAATAAGTAGTAATACTTTTAATAAATTAAGATCACAAGACCCTACCATTCTATGGCAATTATATGACAGTTTATCTATGATATATTCAACCACTTCTACCATAGCAAATACCAAATCAGCAACTCTAATAGAAAAAAACAACCAATGGTTAGGTTTTGTTGACTACCTTAAACTTAATTAGGCTTCTTAGAATTAAATCATTATATTTAGCCAAATGTTTTGGCTGATAGAAAATAATGAACAGTTAAAAGAGTTCTATAATAAAGGTTATAAAGAAGCTTACATTGAAGTAATTCCTTATTCTTATGAGACTCATCCTGTTAAAACTTTAACAAGTTTAATTTATTTAAGACCTTTAGAATCAAGCAAAGGTTTTATTTTATCTATAAATCATAGTGAAACTATGCATTTAAACAACGATAATATTAAGGAATTAATTGATAGCTATGATAAGTTGCACGTTTGGGGGAAAAAGGAATTCTTACATTTTTACTTACATAAAAACGTTGATGATATATCATTATTATCACCGGAGTATGAAATGGAGACTACAAAAGCTCACCAATTTTTAAACCAAAGAAACCCAAATAAAACAGATATAAACCGACTTATACCTGTAGTAAAGCATTATGAAACATGTGAAAAAAATTATAACAATCTAAAACAATATATAAATGAACCAATCAACCAGTTTTACAACAACCAAGTACCCTTGGTTTTCAACTCCATCGAAAGGAGTGGTATACAAGTATCACCAGAACTATTCAAAGAACACTTCAATCAAGATTGGGGAAGTACAGTATACACACAATATAATTACAGAACAACAACAACAAGACCATCAAATAGATTTGGTGGGGTTAACTTTGCAGCATTAAATAAAGAAAATGGATGTAGAAAATCTTTCATACCGAGGAATGATAAATTTATTGAAATTGATATTTCTGCTTATCATCCTACCCTTGCAAGTTATCTTATTGATTATAAGTTTGATACTGATGATATTCATGAATCCTTTGCACAAATGTATAGGGTGGATTATAAAAAATCTAAAGAACTTACGTTCAAGCAGCTTTATGGCGGCGTATTTGAGCAGTATAGGGATCTTGAATTTTTTCAAAAAATCCAAAAATTTGTAGATAATTTATGGAATGATTTTCAAACTAAAGGTTTTATAGAATGTCCTATATCTAATTATAAATTTGAGAAATCTAAGTTAGAGAATATGCGCCCCCAAAAACTATTTAATTATCTCCTTCAAAATTTGGAAACAGCAAAAAACGTTACTATATTATGGGACATAATTAAAATTTTAAAAAATCAAAAAACAAAATTAGTATTATACACATATGACGCTTTCTTATTAGATTTTGAAGATACTGAAGAACATACACTAGAGCGCATATTAAACGTATTTGAAAAAAATAAACTTAAAACAAAAATTACACATGGAATCAGTTATGACTTTTGAACAAACTCTTGATATTTATACCATAGAATATGACAACGATAACTTTATAAATTTAGGAGATTTGAACAATAAATTATTTTGCACTTTTGTAAAATCCGAGGAGATTGAGTCTAAAGTCAAAGAACTTTCAACAACATACAGTATAATGTATAATAAAATGTTTGTTCTTTATATCAAAAGCAACGATGAGTATGTAATTACTTATAATGTTGATCAAGGTAATGTAAGTGAAATTCCATCTAATACAATTTTAGTACATAGGAAGAAAGAAACAAATACCTTGTATACTATAAATGCTCTAAATGAGCTAATCAAAAAACTTAACGGTGGTGTAGTTGACACCAAGTTCCCAATCAATTGGCAACACTATAGAAACTGTGTTTTACTTACCCAACATGGAGATTTAAAACAACTCAACACCAAGATTCACGATATAATTGATCTCTCATAGATCATAGTTTGGCCTTCAGTCAAACTCTCATTATATTTAGGTATTATTATTATTAAAAAAAGTTATAAGTATGGATTTAAACGCGATTAAGAATCGTTTGTCATCTTTAAATCAGGATGCCAAACCAAAAACAGGTGAGAAAAAAGACTACACATTAGTTTATTGGAAACCAAGACAAGAGGGAAAATTTCAAATTAGATTTGTCCCATCATTAATAAATAAAAACAACCCATTTCAAGAAATATATATGCATTATGGTATTGGAAAATATCCAATTGTTGCATTATCTAATTGGGGGGAACAAGATCCAATTGTTGATTTTACTAAAAAATTAAGAACAACAAGTGATTCTGAAAATTGGAGACTAGCTAAAAAGTTAGATCCAAAATTGAGAGTATTTGCTCCTGTTATAGTTAGAGGAGAAGAAGATAAAGGTGTTCGTTTATTTGAATTTAGTAAAACTATCTATATGGAATTATTATCAATTGCTGATGATGAGGATTATGGTGATTTTACAGATGTAGCTGAAGGATTTGATTTTGTTGTTAACGCCTCTAAGGTAGTTGATAGACCAGGATTTGCTCTTAGTTTAAGACCAAAACCAAAACAAACACCCTTGAGTGAAGATGCTAATCAAGTAAATACATGGTTAGAGAATCAACCACAATTACTAGAAGAAAGATATAAATACACTTATGATAAGTTAAAAGATGAATTACAAAATTTCATATCAGGAAATGAAGGTAGTGAGGATTCAATAGTATCTGAACCAGCATCTGAATTTGATAGTGATATTAAAAATGAAACAAAACAAGAACCTAAAAAAGCATTTAGTTTAGCAACACAAGGTTCACCTAAGAAAGCAAAATCAGATGAATTTGATGATTTATTTGAGGATGATTTACCATTTTAAATTAAAGTTATATGCCTAGAGTTAAAAAATCATTACATGAAGCAGTCTCTGCTGAAATAAAATCCAAGTTTGATTTAAGTTCCTTCAAAGAAAAGAAGGGACTTAGACAAAACGTTAAGTTTAAAGATCAATCATGGATTCCACTATCACAAGCATTTCAAGATGTTACATCTATTCCAGGTATTCCTATGGGTCATATTGTTTTACTTAGAGGCCACTCAGATACAGGTAAAACAACAGCATTATTAGAAGCAGCAGTTTCAGCTCAAAAGAGAGGAATATTACCTGTTTTCATTATTACTGAGATGAAATGGAATTGGGAACATGCTCAACAAATGGGGTTAGATGTTAAAGAAGTAGTAGATGAAGAAACTGGAGAAATTGTAAATTATGAAGGTGAATTTGTCTATGTTGATAGAGAAACAATAAATTCTATAGAAGATGTAGCTGGGTTTATTTTAGATTTAATAGATGAACAGAAAAAAGGTAATTTACCATATGATTTATTATTCTTATGGGATTCAATAGGATCAGTACCTTGTGAAATGTCTATAAAATCAAATAAAAACAACAACGAATGGAATGCGGGTGCAATGTCTACTCAGTTTGGAAATAATGTTAATCAAAGAATTACATTATCAAGAAAAGAATCATCACCTCATACTAATACATTAGTTTGTATTAATAAAGTATGGACAGCAAAAGCAGAATCACCAATGGGTAAACCTAAATTAATGAATAAAGGAGGATTTGCAATGTGGTTTGATTCAACATTTGTAGTCACATTTGGTAATATTTCAAATGCAGGAACATCTAAAATCAAAGCAATTAAAGATGGTAAACAGGTAGAATTTGCTAAACGTGTTAATCTTCAAATTGATAAAAATCACATTAATGGAGTTACAACTAGAGGTAGAATAGTTATGACACCTCATGGGTTTATCAATGATAATGATAAAGAATTAAAAAACTATAAAGATGAAAATGGGAAAGCTTGGAAAGATATTTTGGGTGGAACTGATTTTCAAATTGTAGAAGAGGAACAAGATTATAATGATATTACCTCTTATATAGAAGAACCACAATAAAAATTATGAAAAAGAAAGAATTACTTGAACTCCTGGGTGATACTCAGGAGAATGATAAGAGTCTGTCTGAAGGTAATAGAATATTATTAATAGATGGATTAAATTTATTTTTTAGAAACTTTGCAATGCTTAATATGGTTAATCCAGATGGAGTTCATATAGGAGGTTTAGGTGGATTCTTTAGATCATTAGGAGCTATGATTCGTCAAACTCAACCAGATCAAGTCTATGTAGTTTTTGATGGAGCAGGCTCAACAGCAAATAGAAAAAATTTACTCCCTGAATATAAATCAGGGAGAAATTTACAACGAATTACTAATTGGGAAGTATTTGAAAATTTAGATGATGAAGATGATTCTAAAGTAGACCAAATAGTAAGAGTAATACATTACCTAAAAACTCTACCAGTTAAAACATTATCTTTAGATAAAGCAGAAGCGGATGATATTATCGCGTATTTAAGTGATAAATTACCAAATCACCAAGATGATAAAGTATTTATAATATCTAGTGATAAAGATTTTCTTCAATTGGTTTCCAAAAATGTTATAGTTTATAGACCAATTGAGAAAAAATATTATACTGAAGATGTTATAAAAGAAAAATATAATATGCCTGCTCAAAATTTTATTCTTTATAAAACACTTTTAGGTGATAATTCAGATAAAATTAAAGGAGTTAAGGGATTAGGTGAAAAAGGTTTATTTAAAAAATTCCCTGAATTAACAGAAAGAATTTTAACTTTTGATGATATTTTTGATATATGTGAAAAGAAATTCAAAGATCATGTAGTATATGCTAGAGTAATTCAAGGAGTAGAAGAATTAGAAAAAAATTATAAAGTAATGGATTTAAGTAATCCAATGTTAGGAAAAAATGATAAGGAATATCTAGATAGGATTGTAGAATCTAAAGATTTAAATTATATTCCTGAGCAGTTCACAGCATTATATAATGAAGACAAATTAGGTGGAATGATCAGAAATTTAGATTTTTGGTTAGAAGATGTTTTCAAAAAATTAGTTATAAATAAATAAGTTATATGACATTAAAATCAATAGAGGAATACGGAAAAGGATTTCAAATCAAGGTTTTATCTTCTTTATTAACCCATAAAGAATTTTTAACAAATGTATATGATATTTTAAATGAGGAGGATTTTAATAATCAAGCTCATAAATGGATTATAAAAGAAATAATAAAATATTATGACAAATATCATACAACACCATCATTAGATATTTTAAAAGTTGAAGTTAAAAAAGTAGAAAATGAAGTACTACAAATTTCTATTAAGGAACAACTTAGAGAAGCATATATAGCTAGTGATGAGGATTTAAAATATGTACAAGAAGAATTCTCAGCATTTTGTAAGAACCAACAATTAAAAAAAGCATTATTATCTTCAGTAGATTTATTAAAAGCTGGGGATTATGAATCTATAAAATTATTAGTAGAAAATGCTCTAAGGGCAGGAAATGATAAAAATATAGGTCATGAATATAATTTAGATATTGAAACCAGATATAGAGAAGATACAAGAAATCCAATACCAACACCTTGGGATAGAATAAATGAATTACTACAAGGAGGTTTAGGTAGTGGAGATTTTGGTTTAATATTTGGAAATCCAGGTGGGGGGAAAAGTTGGTCTTTAGTAGCACTAGGGGGATTTGCCGTTAGGGCAGGTTATAATGTTTTACATTACACTTTAGAATTAGGTGAAGATTATGTAGGTAGAAGATATGATGCCTTTTTTACACAAATACCAGTAAATAATATAGTACAACATAAAGATAAAGTAGAGGAAATAATACCAAAAATACCAGGTAAATTAGTTATTAAAGAATTCCCAATGGGTAAAGCAACTATTCATACATTAGAATCGCATATTAGAAAATGTCAAGATCTAGATATTAAACCTGATTTAATAATTATAGATTATGTTGATCTTTTAGGAACAAGAAAGAAAACAACTGATCGTAAGGGAGAAATAGATGATATTTATACAAGCACTAAAGGACTTGCTAGAGAATTAAAAGTGCCAATTTGGTCAGTTTCTCAAGTGAATAGAGCAGGTGCAAAAGATGATGTCATTGAAGGAGACAAGGCAGCAGGATCTTATGATAAGATTATGATAACTGATTTTTGTCTCTCACTGTCTAGAAAGGCAAAAGATAAAGTAAATGGCACTGGTAGGTTTCATGTGATGAAAAATAGATATGGAATGGATGGATTAACATTTGGAGTAAAAGCTAACACATCAACAGGACATTTTACAGTCCATGATTATAATGAAGATGATGAGTTAGTAACAAATCTTCAAACAGAATCGCTTTCAACATCTGGTTTCAATAGTTACGATAAAGACCATATAAA